TCCCGATGCATCAACTATACATCGCTCCCGACGTATAGTGCAAGCGGGATTGAATGTGATCTACAAAACAGTATCAGATGAGTACGTGTGAGTCCATACGCGCCGCTAAGGCCGCGTCGCGCTCGCGGGTCGCATGCTGATATCGCAGTGCGACGTCGACGTCGCTGTGCCCGCCCCTGTGGAGCAGCTCAGCGAGAGTCGCGCCCTGCTGTGCGAAGATCGTGAGGCCAGTGTGCCGCAGATCGTGGAACTTGAACCACGGGATACCCGCATCATCGCGGGCGCGCTCCCAGGCCCCGCGCAGGCTATTAGGATGCAGGGGCAGGCGCGGAGATCGCTCGGAGGATAGGAGCCAGGCCGTGCCCGCAGGCGCGACATAGGAATCGAGGTGCGCGCGCAGCTCTGGGACCAGCGACGCGGGGATGACGATCTCGCGCACGCCGGCGGCACTCTTCGGGGGAAGCTCGACCGGCCCCTCCCCTGCTAGATACTGCACCTGTCGCTCGATCCGGAGAGTCGCAGGCGTGGAGTCGAGATCAAGATCGCGGCGCTGCAAGCCAGTCAGTTCACCGAGCCTGGTCTGGCACCATGCAGCGAGCAGGACGGCGATGCGCAGGCGCGCGGGCATTGCATCTGCGGCGGCGCGAACTT